TTGGTGTAATAGCTGTGCTAATGATGCTCGCGTTAACTACCTGCGCAGTAACTGATCTAGAAACTAGAGTAGGTAGCAATGCTGGATTAGTAAATGTGATGACTAGCAGAAAATAACAAAGATATGAACCATATTACTTGGGATATTTTAGACCCGAATGACATGCGTGTCGTTATTATGCGGGGCGGCAATCCCGTCTTGAGCATATCTGTTCATGAAATCGTAGAAAGTTGCTCACGAAACAAAATATTGCAGCATGTAAATGAATGTGATCACACACCTTGGTTAACGCGGTGGCAAAACGAAAAGCACGAAGCGTTGACTGAGTTATTAAAAAAGGATTATGAATAATGTTTGGAACTAACTCTATCACAGGAAAATCTTATTTCAAAGATGCACCATTGAATAAACTGATGGTGACATCAATGTTTTTCACTTTGCAGGGCGAAGGGCCCTATGCGGGTATGCCAGCCTTGTTCATCAGGTTGGCAAAATGCAATCTCACTTGCAGTTTTTGTGACACTTTCTTTGATGACGGCGATTGGATGACCTACCAAGAAATAAATGCAAAAGCATATCACACTATTTGCGACTACTGGAATACCAAAGGAACTGTTGCTCCAGAATGGGCATTACCTAAGGGTAGTATTCCAGGTATGGATTTTCCAAACATTGTTTTAGTCATCACTGGTGGTGAGCCGCTGATTCAGGACAATGTGTCAGGGTTTATGGAGTCACAGGTAGGAAGGTGGAAAGCAGTTCAAGTTGAAAGTAATGGGATTCCTGACACTGCAGTTCCAGCGGGGGTGACGCTTGTTTGCTCGCCAAAATGTTTGGAAAAAAATGGGGTCGCGGTCAAATATTATTCGCCGTCTAAAACTATTCTTGATCGTGCTGACTGTTTGAAGTTTGTTATGAGTGCTGATCCATCATCTCCTTACAGTGAAGTTCCAGAGTGGGCGCATGCCTGGAAAAAAGAAACAGGCAAGGACATTTACTGCTCACCAATGAATGTGTATGACTCCTTCCCACAGCAAATCAAACTACTGCGGGCAGAGAAAGGTGCTATTACAATGGCAGAGCGTAGCACAGTTGATGAGAAAATATCATTTTGGGAAAAAGGGCTATTAGATCTCGCTGCCAATCAATCTAATCACGAATACACTGGTGAATACTGTTTGCAGCATGGATTTAAGTTATCCCTTCAGCAGCATCTTTATGTCAGTATGGCATGAAGAAAAGATCAACTACTACGCGATCAAAGATCGTGTAGTTTGCCCACTTCCATGACCAACTGGCAAGCATATGCCAGGTCTCTCGATTTTAATAGTCATTTTCTGTAGGGCCAATGGGATTTCTCCCAAGTCGCCTGTTGCTTGCGACTGTATTGGTTCTTCTTCTCCGTAGCAGTCCATTTGACCGACACGGAGGATATTCTTAGCAGCATTTACATCACGATCATGATGGGTTCCGCAGTTAGGGCAGGTCCAGACTCTGGTTCCAAGATCGAGTTTTTCAAGTTTGTGATCGCATGAACTACAGGTTTTACTACTTGGATAGAACCGATTTATCCTATGATATGTTCTACCTGCCCAAGATGATTTATATGAAATCATATTAGTTAGTGTAGCCCATGCCACTTCATGAATTGCTCGACTCAACTTCCTGTTTTGAAGCATATTTTTACTTGAAAGGTTCTCAACATAGATAGAGTCATAATTATCAACCAAATATCTTGATACCAGATGATAATATTCATTTCTCTGTCTTGTGCTTTTCGAGTAAAGACGTGCTACCTGCAGGCGTAGTGATTCGTGATTCTTACTGCTCTTTTCAGTTCTTGCGAACTGCTTTTGTTTTGCCTTCAACAATTGCTTGGTTTTTACAATGTTTGGCAACTCGGTTGGCCTCTTGAATTTTAACCCATCACTTGTGATGAGCAAATCCTTGAGCCCTACATCACACCCAACTTCTTTTCCGCTCATTGGTTGTAATGCTATTTCTGTTTCGACTAAAATTGATGCGTAATATCTACCATCAGGATTCTTTGAAATAGTTGTTGATTTGATAACTGATCCCAACGGGATTTTTCTATCAACAACTGCTTCTACCTCTTTTAACTTTGGAATCTGTAAAGATCCATTATCATTCACCCGAACACCTCTTGTCCTATATGATTGACGCGTGTATTTGCTTTTAAATTTTGGCAAGGATATCTTCGGACCCTTTCTCTTACCAGTTATTGATTTAAAAAAGTTTTCATAAGCAACTGATAGGTCTTCCGCAGCCATTTGTAGAGCAATCGAATCTACTTCCCTTAACCACTCTTTTTCGTATTTGAGATCGGTAATATCTTTGTTGATATCAAAATTGCTCATATGCTTTTCTTTGTTTTGATATCTACGCTGCTGCTCTACTAGATAATGGTTAAAGATAACTCGTTTACATCCAAAAGTTTTACTCAGAAGAACTTTTTGATCTTCTGTTGGGTAAATCCTATATTTGAATGCGACTAGTTGCTTCATACTATTATTTATGTCAATATTTTCGATATTATATATACATATATTTAAGAAACCCATCAACTGAAGCAATAGCTAAATACATAGCCGATCAAGGATGATTTGTTCGCTTACATCTGCGGGACTAAAGATCCCGCAGTTTTACGCTCTTGGATAAATATTGTATTAAAAGTTAAAAGGAAAAACTATGTTCTCATTTATTAAAAAAGTGTTTGGAAAGCGTGATGTTTCTGACCGTAAAGTTCAAGAAACACCATCGTGGGATAACACTGTAAAAGCTGCTAAGGTAGCGTCACCAGTTGTCGCTAAACCTACTCCTAAGGCCAAAGCAAAAACTGTGCCTAAAGCCCTACCAGTTGTCGCTAAACCTACTCCTAAGGCTACAGCAAAAACTACTACTCCTGCTAAACCTAAGGCCACAGCAAAAACTACTACCCCTGCTAAACCTAAGGTCGCTGCGATTACTCCTGCTAAACCTACTCAAACAAAAAAAAAAGTTCAGCCAAAAAAGTAGTATCTGAAAACCCAGACAAGTTAGCTGCTACTGCGGCTGGCGAACCTTGGGTCAATGTCATTGGCATGGAACTTGACTTAGATAATCCTAACGCAGGTTCTTTTAGTTTGGACTGGAATGACTACTTTGTTGCCAAGTTGATTAAGGCTGGGTATAAAGGGAAAAATGATATTCAGATTGTTGACGATTGGTTCACTACACTGTGCCGCAACATTGCTCTAGAAACTTACGCTCAAGAGCAAGCAGATCCTTCAAATCGTAAGTGATTTCGTTGTTTTTTGAGCAAAAAAGCCGGTTGACTACCGGCTTTTTCTGTGTTATAATAGTGTATGAGTAATACTTCTGCCTGGGCTGATCTGCCAAATGCCAAATATATTGATTTGGTGATAGATTCATTGAAGAAAAATCCTGCGGCTTGGGCTGTGGCAAAGAATGCGGCATGGAAGGTGGCAATGGATGCGGCAAAAAGTGCGACATGGAATGTATTACAAGATGCGGCATGGGATACGGTATGGGACGCGGTATGGGACGCGGCAAAAGATGCGGCATGGTATGCAGAAAGACGGGAGGCAAGGGGGGCGGCATTAGCACTCATTGCCTGGGATGACTGCGGATACTTGCTTGATGAAAAACCAGAAAATGTTAAAATGTTAGCATTGCTTGGTAATCACGCCGCAGTTCTACTGTATCCTGCTTGTCTAGCACTGCAAAATACAAAAGAACTGGAAATAGCATGACTGAACACACTGCTTGGTCAGACCTGCCAAATGCCAAATATATTGATTTGGTGATCGCATTAATGAATAAAAATCCCGCGGTATGGGGTGCGGCATGGGCTGCAGCGGCATGGGCTGCGGCATGGAATGCGGCATTGGATGCAGCAAGGGATGCGGCAAGGACTGCGGCAAGGGATGCGGTAAGGGTTGCGGCATGGGATGCAGCAAGGGATGCGGCATGGACTGCGGCATGGGATGCGGCATGGGGTGCGATATTAGCACTCATTGCCTGGGATGACTGCGGATACTTGCTTGAAGAAAACCCAGAAAATGTCAAAATGTTGGCATTGCTTGGTCATCAGGCAGCAGTTCTACTGTATCCTGCTTGCGTAGCACTACAAAATATAAAAGAACTGGAAATGGCATGACTGACCACACTGCTTGGGCTGATCTACCAAATGCCAAATATATTGATTTGGTGATCGCTTCAATGAAGAAAAATCCCGCGGTATGGAGTGCGGCATGGGCTGCGGCAAAGGATGTGGCATGGGATGCGGCATGGAGTGCGGCATGGAGTGAGGCATGGAGTGAGGCAAGGAATGCGGCAAGGAATGCGGCAAGGAATGCGGCAAGGAATGCGGCATGGGATGCGGAATGGGATGCGGCTCAGGGTGCGGCATGGGGTGCGGCATTAGCACTCATTGCCTGGGATGACTACGGATACTTGCTTGATGAAAAACCAGAAAATGTTAAAATGTTGGCATTACTTGGCAATCACGCCGCGGGTTTACTGTATCCTGCTTGCCTAGCACTACAAAATACAAAAGAACTGGAAATGGCATGACTGAACACACTGCCTGGGCTGATCTACCAAATGCCAAATATATTGATTTGGTGATAGCTTCAATGAATAAAAATACCGCGGTATGGAGTGCGGCATGGGCTACGGCAAGAGATGCGGCAAGAGGTGCGGCATGGGCTACGGCAAGAGATGCGGCAAGAGGTGCGGCATGGGATGCGGCAAGTACTGCGGCAAGAGGTGCGGCACGGGATGCGGCATGGGATGCGGCAAGAGGTGCGGCACGGGATGCGGCATGGGATGCGGCATGGGATGCGGCACAGGATGCGGCATTGGCTGCGGCACAGGATGCGGCATTGGCTGCGGCAAGTGGCGCGGCATTAGCACTCATTGCCTGGGATGACTACGGATACTTACTTGATGAAAAACCAGAAAATGTTAAAATGTTAGCGTTACTTGGTAATCACGCCGCTGTATTACTTTACCCCGCTTGCGTAGCACTACAAAATACAAAAGAACTGGAAATGGCATGACTGAAAAAACTGCCTGGGCTAATCTACCAAATGCCAAATATATTGATTTGGTGATAGCTTCAATGAAGGAAAATCCTGCGGCATGGGATGCGGCATCGGATGCGGCATGGGGTGCGGCAAGTACGGCGGCATGGGGTGCGGCAAGTACGGCGGCAAGGACTGCGGCGTGGGATGCGGCAAGTACGGCGGCATGGGGTGCGGCATGGGATGCGATATTAGCACTCATTGCCTGGGATGACTACGGATACTTGCTTGCAGAAAAACCAGAAGATGTCAAAATGTTGGCATTGCTTGGTCATCAGGCAGCAGTTCTACTGTGTCCTGCTTGCATAGCACTACAAAATATAAAAGAACTGGAAATAGCATGACTGAACACACTGCTTGGTCAGACCTACCAAATGCCAAATATATTGATTTGGTGATAGCCTCATTGAAGAAAAATCCTGCGGCAAGAGGTGCGGCATGGGATGCGGCGTGTGGTGCGGCACGGGATGCGGCACGGGATATGGCACGGGATGCGGCATGGAGTGCGGTCCGGAGTGCTGTATGGGAAGCGGCATGGGATGCAGCAAGGGATGCAGCAAGGGATGCAGCAAGGGAAGCGGAAAGTGCTGTGGAAAAAAGTGCGGCAAAAAGTGCGGTATGGGCTGCGGCAAGTACTGCGGCATGGGGTGCGCTATTAGCACTCATTGCTTGGGATGACTGCGGATACTTACTTGAGGAAAAACCAGAAAATGTCAAAATATTGGCATTACTTGGTAATCACGCCGCGGTATTACTTTACCACGCTTGCGTAGCACTACAAAATATAAAAGAACTGGAAATAGCATGAAACAAAAATATTTACTTATAGACTTAGCAAACACTTTTATGCGGAGTTTACACGCTGCGGTAAGAGCGTATGACATTGAAGAGAAGATCGCGTTTGGCATTCACTCCACTCTGCAAAGTATCTCATCAACATTCAGAGATCAGCATGCGACCCATGTTGTTGTAATGCTTGAGGGGCATAGTTGGCGAAGAGGATTTTACTCTAGATACAAGGGGAATCGTGATATCGCAAGAGATGCGTTGACTGAAAAAGAAGCGAAAGAAAGCAAACTCGCGTTTGAAGCGTTGAATGATCTGATTGATTTTTTCCGCAATCATACTAACATGACAGTGCTACAGCATCCAGAGCTTGAAGCTGATGATCTTATTGCTGGATGGATACAAGGGCACCCAGATGATGAGCATGTCATTTGCAGCACTGACAGCGACTTTTACCAACTCCTATCCCCTAATGTCACCCAGTATAGTGGGGTGTTAAAAGAGCTGCACACTATCAACGGCATTTACGATGCTAAAGGTAAGATGGTTTTAGAGAAGAAAACGGGACTACCGAAAAAAGTTCCTGACCCAAAGTTTATCTTATTTGAAAAATGTGTTCGTGGTGATCCTGGTGACTATGTCTTTTCAGCATATCCTGGTGCTAGCCTTAAAGGCACTAAAAATAGGGTGGGAATCATTGAAGCATTTGAAGATCGTGAAAAACAAGGGTATAACTATAACAACTTTATGCTACAAAGGTGGACTGACCATAATGGTGTAGAGCATAAGGTTTTGGATGATTTTACCAGAAACACCATTTTAATCGACTTATCCGCACAACCTGCTAAAATACGGGCAGAACTAGATAAATGTGTCAAAGATGGAGCAGTACCCAAAAATGCTCCGATGATTGGTGCTCATTTTTTGAAACTGTGCGGCAGGCATAATCTAGTTAAACTGAGTGAGCAAGCAACAACCTATGGTGCTATTTTTAGTGCCGCATACAAGGAGTAATATATGAAAATGTCAGAAGTTCTTACTGCAGGGCAACACAGAATCACTGAAGGTTCTGAATATGGGTGGAGTTGTTTTCACAATGCCCGAATATTGGACATTTCGCTGCCTGGAGATCGCAATAATCAAGTCAGTGTCGTATACAGCGCACTAACATTTGATGTATATGTTATTGAGACATATTTCAACAAGATAGCGTATCGTTGGGTTGACCCAAAGGTAGAAGCAGCCTATAAAGCAGAATACGCTGCTCGTAATATTGAATACAAATTCGCGTATGATAAGACTGAGTTCACAAATATTCCTTCAGGGGAAATTATGCTGAGGTTTATCAAACAGTTTGCGTATAAAGGAGAAGATAAAATGAGTGAATCAGACGATGCTGAGATGTTCCCAACCGCCAATGATTATGTTGATGATCACGCTGGTGAAAAGAATACCAAATCATATTCAGTTGCCGTTGATGTTCGCTACTATGTTGATGTGAATAACGCGATCAATATGGAATACGCTAAAGCAGCAGCTATCAACTTTGCAAATGGTATGAAACCATCAATCTCAGGTGGAGCGAATGTTTGCTGGATTGATACCCAGGTTGTAAAATATTCTGTGGCTGAAACTTTAGTTCAGGACAACTAAAATGGATCA